AGCCGGCCTTGTCGAGGATGTTGTTGACGATGTCGCTGATGTCGTAGTCGAGGTAGACGAAGTTGCTCTGGTCGCGGACCGCCCCGTCCTCGTCGGCACCCTGGGGGTCGGTGACGAGGATGTCCTGGACCAGCAGCACCTTGGCCCAGTCGCGGGCGGTGACCGTCACCGTGCGCGCGTCGCGGTGCTCGACGATCTTGTCGATGAAGCCGGTGAACACGCAGATGCGGTTGTTGTAGTCGCCGTACCACGCCCACGCCGTGAAGAGCGCGTTGGCGGGGAAGGCGTCGGCCGCCAGGCCCAGCGTCCCGTCCTCGTTGGCGAAGGTGGCCGAGAAGGCAGAGGCCATCGTCTGCAGGGAGTGGTCGACCTGCATCGTGAGCGGGAAGTACTCGACCTCGTTGAGCACGACCATGCCGTGAAAGCCCGAGGCGCCGGCCTGGAACTTGCTCTTGAGGATCGCCTCCAGCTCGGCGGTGATGGTCTGCATCGGTCAGCTGCCGCTGAGGCCGAAGTCGAGCAGCGTCATAGAGACGAGCCAGAGCTCGGGCTGCAGGCGATCGAACCTGAAGGTCAGGATGACGGCGTCGCGGTTCTCGTCATCCGTGTCGACGACCGTGATGATCTCCTTCGTGGCGTCGTAGCCACGAAGGGTGGCCAGGTCGCCAGCGGTCTCGATCCAGCCGCTGAAGACCGCCTGCAGACGTGGCACGGCACTCGACTGCAGGACCTCGTTGTCGACAGAACTGCCATCGGACAGGACGGCTACGACGGAGCCGAACTTAGGGTAGCGCCAGTCCACGAAAACTTGCGGGATCACGTTGACCTCGCCGATTGAGACGACAGCAGCCATCAGCTCACCCCATGTTCACGCGCGGTCGGTTGGGGAAGCGGGCGCCCTGCTCCTGCAGGGTGTTCGCCAGCTCGTCATGGATGCTCTGTGCGAAGCGCCGGGCGGCGTCTGCCGAGACGTCGCTGCCGATCCCGCTCAGGTGGATCCCGCCGGTGATAGTGAGAGAGGAGCCCCCACCGAGAGCTGCTCCTACGGGCGCGACGCCAGCCAGACCCACTCCGCTGACCCCCGCCATGGCGGGTGCGGCAATGCGCGGCGCGATGGCCAGGGCGTCGCCCACCATGCCCACGCGGGACTCGATCGCCCGCTGGGCAGCAGTGATCGCCCGGGCGATGCCGTCGCCCCATGACTCCCCGACGCCCTCGCCGATCTCGCGGGAGTGCGTGTAGGCGGGGGAGCCGGCGAACTCCAGGAAGCGCTGCACACCGGCCTTGATCTGCCGCGCCTTGTCGTTGACGTAGCCCTGCGCGGCAGCGAGGCCGTCGCCGTATGAGGTGCCGACGTTGTAGCCCGCGTTGTAGGCCTCGGCCGTGAACCCAACCCCGAGCCCCTCGCGCGCCGCCTTCTGGATGGCGCTGATCTCGCCCATGAGTTTGTCGATGCGCGCCCGCTCCACGCCTCGGACGTAGGACGCCAGCCCGTCGTAGCCCATCCGGTCGAGCTCGTCGGCGAGGTCGAACTGGTTGGTGATCTCGCCGGTCGTCGTCTCGAGGTAGGTGGTCAGGGCGTCCAGGTTCTTGTCGATGCCTGCCTTGAGCGCCGGATTGATGAGCTCGCCCGCCGCGAGCGCACCAGGCGCCAGCAGCTCGTACTCGGCCAGGATGCCCTTGAAGTACTCGGCGGTCCGCGCCCGGTCACCGGAGTCGGTACTGGTCAGGCCCTTGATGAGGTTCTTGTTGGCCAGGATGCCTTCAAGGGTGAGCCGGTGCTTGATGTCGGGGAACGGGCGCAGGATGTCATCCCACATCTCGTTGGCGGCGTCGATCAACTCCTGCGGGTTGCTCGACAGCGTCGCGGCTAGGGTGTGGATCAGGTCGTTGGCGGCATCGGCGACCGACTGCTTGGCCTTCTCGACGGCCTCCGCGACCGGGTCGACCATGACCTCGGCGGCCTCGCCGACTACAAAGGCGCCATCGATCAGCTCTGCCGATACGTTCTCGGGGATCTCCTTGGCCGCACGCCCAGCCTCGATTGCCGCCTGCCCAACCTCTCGGCTGCGCGAGCCCCAACCCCGGAACGAGCCCTCGGCCGCCGCCTCCGACTCGGCCCACAGCTTGGTGAGCGCCTTGCCGAGGTCGCCGGCGTTGTCCTTGATGGCATTGAAGGCGTCGCCGACGTCGCCATCGGCCTTCTCCACCAGTTCCGTGAACTGCTCGACCGATACGCCCCAGCCGCGCAGGGCAATGGCCATCTTCGGATCGCCCACGATCTTCATCAGGTCCTTGAGCGTCTTGGTCGCCTTCTTGCCGTTGAACAGCTCGTCGAAGAAGTAGCTGACGTCATCGGTGACACTGTTCAGGGCGAGCCCGACGGCTGCGATCACGCCCACCCAGCCGAGCATCACCAGCTTGGCCCGGGCCGCAGCTGTGGCCACGGCGGGGATACCGTTGATACCCACCAGCAGGCCGACCACCTTGAGCAGCGCGCCGAGGCCGCTGACCAGCTTGCCGACCACTACCAGCACAGGTCCCATGACGGCCAGGAAGGCGAGCGACCGCACGATCAGGTCCTTGGTGCCCTTGTCGAGCGTCTTCCACCAGCCCGCCAGACCGCTCACCGCATCCGCCACCTCGCCGAGCACCTCGACCACCAGCGGCAGCACGTCGGTCCCCAGTTCGATCGCCGAGGCCTGCAGCTTGGCGAGGCTGCGGTCGATGTCGCGCTGCGCCCCCTCGGTGTCCTCGTAGGCGCCGCTGAGCGTATCGAGCGCGCCGGCGGTGTCGGCGAAGATGCCGTTGAGCTGCTCGGTGTCGAGCGACAGCAGGGCCGTCACACCACGCAGGGCCCGGATGTTGCCGAACACCGCGGCGGCCGCCGTCTCGTTGCCGGCGAAGCGCTCCTCGAGCGTCCGCAGGGTGGACAGCAGGCCCTTCTCCCTGAGTTGCTCGCGCAGGCCAGCCGACGAGAGGCCGAGCCCCTTCATCGCATCCTCGGCCTGATTGGTCGGCTTCTGCAGAGCCGCCAGGACCTGGCCGAGGTTGGTGGCCGCGGTGTCGGCCGAGATGCCGACCTGGGTCATGGCCGCCAGCGCGGCGGTGACCTGGTCGAAGCTGACCCCGAGCGAGGCGGCGACCGGCACCACGAAGCCGATGACGCCGGCGAAGTCGGACGCCTTAGCGGCGCCGTCCTGGATGGCGGCGGTCAGAATGTCGCCCGCCTTGGCGGCGGACAGGTTCTCGTGGCCGTAGGCGTTGATGACACCGCCCAGCGTCTTGGCGATGTCCTGGACCTGACCCATCCCGGCGGCTGAGGCGGTGGCGCTGATGCGCAGCACCTCCATCGCCTCTTCGGCCTCGAAGCCCGCCGACGCGACGAAGTAGAAGGCCTCGGCCAGCTCCTGCGGGCTGCGACCGATGTCCTGGCCCATCGCTAGGATCTCTTCGCGGACGCCGGCGATCGCGTCCTTCGGCACCTTGGCCAGGCCGACGATGCGGTGCATGGTGGTGTCGAAGTCCAGCGCGAAGTGGGCGACCGCCCCGCCGGCGGCCAGGATCGGCACGGTGACGTTGGTCACCATCGCGTTGCCGACTCCGCTGATCGCCCTGCCGGCCTTCATCAGGCTGGCGCCTGACTGCTCGGTGAACTTCCCAGCTGCGCGGGCGGCGCCGCTCAGCTTCGAGTGGAAGGCTGAGTCGTCGATGTCGAGGTCGAGGACGCTCCGACCGAGCGTGGAGTTGCGCCTAGCCATCCGGGTTCACCTTGCGCTCGCGCTTGACGCCGATACCCATGGCTGCCAGGTGGGCGTCGTACTCCGCTGGGCCCTTCGAACGCATCGCAAGACGGGGCTGATCAGTGCCTCGCGTCCACCCGGCCGTGATGCGGCGACCCTCGCCCTTCGTCAGCGACCCGGTCCCGACCGCCGTGCGCGTGGCGGCCATCAGCGACTCCTCGGCGCTCAGGCGCGGGAGCTGCTCGGCGTAGGCATTGAGGATCGGGGTGGGCATGCTCAGCCAGTCGCTCCAGACGTGGCCGGCGTAGAAGCGGCTGAGGCGGGGGAGGAGTCGGCCGAGGTCGACGGGGTCTCGGTCGGGCTGGGCTGCGGCATCTTCCCCGTCACCGCTGCTGGAAAAGTCAAGAGCAGCCGAACGTGCTGCTCGAAGTCCAGCGCGTCGAGCACGTCCCCGGGCGCGTCCAGGATCATGCCCGAGCATTCGCGCACCAGGCGCCGCATACGGGCCAGCGCGGCGGGATCCTCCTGTGTGCCCATCAGCGTCGTGGCCTCGATCTGGATGCGCTGCAACTTGGCGATCGCGGCCAGGCCGAACTCGGAGCGCAGCCGCATCGCGTACAACTGCCGGGTCTCGGCGTAGCGGACCGGGAACCAGCGCAGCAGCACGTCGAAGTGGCGGTGCTTGAAGCGCTGCCACGGGCCGTCAGGTGCGTTGCGGTTGATAGCGACCAGGGGCCGTTCGGGCTCTAGGTCACCGAGGGTAAGGACTGGCTCCGGCATGGTTGGTCTCTCCCTTGTGGGTCTGACGTGGTTCACGGATCAGGCGGATGCCGACGCGCTGGCAATCGGCCTCCAGGCGTTCGAGGTCTCTCAGCCTTCGAGCGGCGGCCTGCCTGTGCCAGCGCACGTCGGCGAGGATCCGCGCCCGCTCGATTGCCGCCGTCTCCGGCGTGAGGGTGTGGATCACCCCTTGGCCAGCCTGAACTTGCGGCGTTGGGGGCTGGCGATCGTCCGGCTGAGCTCAGCGGTTAGGCGGAGAGCGCGACCGGAATCGACCGGGACCGCGCTCACCACCTCGCCCACCTTGCCCAGCTTCCCGTACCGCACGGGACGGCCGAGCAACTCCAGTCCAGCCCGTGCCGTCCAGCGACCGTCAGACGGCGCGCCCAGGTGGAAGGTCACGAGCTGCCGGCTCATGTGCCGGAGTCAGGGTCTTCGGCCCGGACCACGCCGAACTCCTCGCCTGCGGCGGCGTCGGGATCGACGAGCGCCACGAACAGGAACTGCAGCCCCGCCGGCGTGCCCTTGAGATAGACGATCTCCGGGGCACCCTCGGTGTAGCAACGCGGGATCTCGTACTGCGCCGAGAGCGTGTCGTCATAGGGCGACGTGCCCACGATCAGCAGCGCGGACTCCGGGATGCTGAAGCCGCGGTACAGGCCCATCACCCGCCCGACGCCCGAGTCGGTCACGGTCTGCTGGCTGAGCGCCTGGGCGTAGGCCTCGAGCGTCAGATCCCACAGCGTGAACTCGACCTCGCAGTCCTCCTCGGTGCGAGCCGCTTTGATCGGTCCAGTCGAGCCGGCCGGTCGAATGCGGTTGACGCTCTGTGGATGACGGACGGTGACGCCGTCCTCCCCGTAGCTCTTGTTGCCGTTCACGCCGAGCTTGATCCAGCTGGCGCTCGGCGCCGCGCCAAGTGCGGGGAACGCTGTCCCCACTGGAGCCCGGTAGACGACTTCCGGGCCACCGATCACGATTGAGCTGGGCTCCATCGCTGGTCTCCTTCTGTGGCCCTAAGCCACGCTCACGTATTCCTCGGCGAAGCTCGCCGCGTAGATGCCGACCACGACCGGGCAATCCAAGTCGGGATCGACGAATGAAATGGGCCCTCCCTCCACGGTGACGTCATGCACCAGGGCGGTGCCGTCCGTCAGGGACGCCCGCACCCGCGAGAGAGCCTTCAGGTGCTTCTCGGCGGCCAGCAGGACCGCCATGGCGATGCTGTAGGTCGGGGCGTAGCTGAGGAGGTCGAAGCGCGGTCGGCTCCACAGGGCACGGCTGGTGTCACCACCCGAAGGCACACGACCCGCCGGCGAGACGAGCAGCAGCCTGATCGCGCGCTGGGACAGCAGCGCCGCGTAGTCGTGCGGCTGCTGGGCCGACTTGCGCGGGTACTCGAAGGCGAAGATCGGCGGGGTGGCAAGCCCGGGGAGAGCATCCTGGTCATCCAGCAGGCTGGCCACACTCGACTCGTCCAGCAGGATGCGGCGGATGGCGTTGGGAGCGTTCGGCAGCTCGGAGACGTCGAAGCTCATCAGGCCACCCCCACGGGGTAGACTGGGTGCAGCGAGGCCGCCCAGCGCGTGAACGCCAGACGGCCTCTGACCAACCCACCGACGAAACCGGAAGGATGGCTGGCATGGATTCTACCGAGGAGCGATGGCTCCCGATCCCCGGCTACGAAGGCCGCTACGACGTGTCCGACCTCGGTCGCGTGCGGTCGCTGCGCTCGAACCACGGGCCCCTCTCCATACCGACGGCGAAGCACCCGACGCTGACTCCGAGCTTCCCGTACCTGGTCGTCGCGCTGTCCGTGAAGGGACGCGCTCGCATCTGGCCGGTCCATCGCCTGGTACTGCTGGCGTTCGTCGGATCGCTGCCAGACACGAAGCCCCGAATGGAAACGCGCCACCTGAACGGCAACAAGCTCGACAACCGACTGGCCAATCTCGCCTACGGCAGCGCCGTTGATAACAAGCTCGACGCCGTCAGACATGGCGATAACCGGCACGCCGCGGCGACGCACTGCAAGCGGGGCCATCCGTTCGACGAGGCCAACACCTATCGCTACACGAACGTCTCCGGCAACCCATCTAGGAAGTGCCGAGCATGCGCGACGTGGCTGAATCGCGAGTGGTACCGCCGCGTAAAGGGCAAAGGGCGTCATCTCAGACGAGCCCCCGTAGATACTCAGCTTCAAGGCGAGCAGCAACCGATGGGAAATTGACGTCTGCCGCAGACCGGAGCGCGGCTCCGTTCTTCACCTCAAGAATGAGTAGATAGAACTCCGATCCGGCGCCGCCGGTCACGTTGCCGCGGATCTGGCGCTTCTGGAGGCGCGCCGGGTTGGTGCCGATCGATCCCTCCGCCTTGCCGGTCACGTTCTTCCAGCCAGGGTGATTCGCGCGGGCGTACTCGGCGGTCGCCTCGGTGGTGCGGTCGATGGCACGCTTCGAGGCACCCTCGACCCGCTTCTCCAGCGCGTCGCCGAGCCACGTCAGGTAAGAGCGCCCGTAGCGCTTGCGGGTGGCCATCAGCTGGTCACCCTGGTCAGGCTCAGCTGCAGGTGGGTCCGCTTTCGCAGGACCGTGTCGATCTCGAGGATCCCCGCCTCGATCACCGTCCCGCGCCGATCGGTCACGCCGGCGATGCGATCCTGCTCGGTCACGTCCGCGGCAAGAGGCACCATCAGGCGCAGGTCCGTGACCACTGCCGTGGTCTCCTCGCTGACGGCCTCCTTCTCGACGGAGCCATAGAGCCAACAGGCCAGCGCTGCGATGTGGGTCGCCCAGCTGACGGGCCCACCGGGGTTGCCGGAGTCATCCGTGGCGGGTGCCGTGGCACGCTGCACGAGGGCGCGCTGGGACATGCGGCTGCGTGCACTCATGCGAAGCCGATCCCGACTGGCATGAGCTCACTGATGAGGGCGTTGCGCTGGTCCTGGTAGCCCTCCTGCCCGCCGCTGCGGGCGCCCATCGACTCCTCGGCATAGTCGCCATCGCGGCGCGAGTCGAGCCCGGAGAACTGGAGCGCCAGCTTGACCAGGTCGACCACCACGCGGTCGTAGCGGTCACTGGCGGGCGCCGCGTCGTAAGTCACGCTGATCAGGCCGGACCAGCCGACCCGGTATCCGGTAGAGAGACGTTCCAGGAAGGCGCCGCCCGGGCGCAGCCGGTAGCCGTCGTCGTCCTCGTCGAGCTCGACGTCGTCCTCGAGGACCTCGAGGATCGTGGAGGCCGGCGGGTCGAGCTCAATCAGGAGCTGGCGCGTCCCAACCGCGTTGAGCAGGACATCAGTCCGCGGCCCCAGACCACGCGCGGCGATCTCGTCGACGGCGGCCCTGCCATACGACGCCAGATCGGCGTCGAGCAGGTCGGTTTCCACGCCACGGGCGCGCAGGGCGGCCGCCACGGTTGCGTCGGCCGCAGTCCAGTCGATGGCCATCAGGCGACCGCCTCGAGCGCCTGGGCGCCGATGGTGCGCCGGTAGAGGGCCACCAGGCGCTCCAGCGCCGGCTGCTGCGCATGGAAGCGCGCGACGTGCTCCATGCCACGCACGGCCCACTCGGCGCGCAGCTGGGCGCTCTGCACCAGCTCACGCAGGGCATCGAGCAGCCCGGCCTCGGTCATCTCGTAGAAGGGGAGTACACCGAATTCGCTCAGCATCCGGTTGCGGGTGGAGGCCGGGATCGGATGGTTGACCTCCGCCGCCCGCTCCGGGTCGATGCCGGCGATGACCGGCAGTCCCATGCCCCAGGCCTCGATCGCGTTGCAGCCGTAGCCGAGATACAGCTGGTCGAAGTAGATGTCGGCGCTCGCCTTCCGACGCAGGCATGCCGCCCAGGTCGTGCGCTCGATGAGGTCGAGCTCCACCCGCAGCCCCTCGTCCTGCAGTGCGACCACGGCCGCCACCAGGGCGTCGGTGCTCTTCAGGGTGCGCATGGTCGGTGCATGCGCGATACGCACCACGCCGTCATCGGTCCGGCGGTGGGCGCGGCGCAGCGCGGCCAGCGCGTCGAGGTCGTAGGCGGTCGGCAGCCAGGTGATGACGTCCGGCGCGAGCTCGACCAGGTCGACCGTACTGGCAGCCTGCACCCAGCCTTCGCGGGCGGCACGCGCTAGGAGCAGCGGGGGGTTGGTGCGGAAGGCGGAGCCGTGATGGTGCAGCAGCACCGGCTTGGCGCCCACGTCGGCGAAGAGCTCGAACCCCTGCGCCCGGTTGTTGAGGTGGATGATGTCGGCCTCGGCCCACAGACGCCGGATCGCGCCGGCGTTGTTGGCGTACAGGATGTCCACCGGCAGGTGCTTGAAGGAGTGCGTGCTGCGGGTCACCGCCCGGATGGCAGCGCCGCCATGGCGATCGGCAGCGGCCTTGTAGCGCAGCGCCTCGCCGTTGGGGTCGGTGCCCATCGAGAAGATCAGCGAGCGGATCACTGGATCGCCACCCGCGCCGCCTCGACCAGTGCCGGCGCGTAGTGCTCGGCCAGCTGCTGCCAGGGGTCGCGGTGCTCCTCGACACCCCAGTAGTACCAGAGCTTGGCGTAGGTGGTCAGATGGGGCTCCCCGCGGAAGCTGACGTGCTGGAAGCGATTGAGGTCGCGCAACTCCCAGACCACCTCGCCGGCGAGACCATTGACCGTCGAGCGGTCGATGTTGCGGTTGATGAGGTCCTTGGCCGGACGAAAACCAGACCGCTCGAGCTGCGCGCGGTGCAGCATGTACGGGCCGCCGCCGTGGTTCGGCTTGATCTCCAGGTGCGCCAGCCGGTCGCGCGTCACGGTGCACAGGTAGGTCGAGGTGCGCACCGCGCCATCGGCCGGCAGAGGTGCGAAGTAATCCGCCTGGACCCACGAGTCGGAGCCCACTGGCACGACCACGTCGGCCCCGTGCTTGCCGGCGTACTCCATGCCGTCGTTGAAACGGCGCGCGAGCCATTCGTTGTTCTGCTCGAGCGTGTCGAAGCCAGCCGCGCGGGCCAGCTCGAGGTTCTCGTCGTCAGCCACGACCACGCAGTGGGCCTCGATGTCCATGCTGGCGAGCTCGTCTATCACCTGGCGGCGCTGCTCGAAGCACACAGCGGATAGCGCGAACCGTCGCCACGAAGGGGTGACGAACCACAACTGGGTGACGGTCCGCTTCGCCACACCCGCTCAGTCCTTCTTGGCCTTGGCGGCCCGCGCCTCGGCAGCCGCAGCGGGATCGGCCACGACCTTGATGTTCTTGCCCTTGTAGCCAGCGATGCCGCGATCCGGGCGGACGCGCTGCTTCGGCAGGAAGATTGGGCCCTTGGTGTCAGTCATGGGAGCGGTACCTCTTTCGGTGGGAGCGCTGATGGGTGGGTAGACCAGCTCGGTGTGCTCGGCGCCTGAGATGGCGCCGAGCACACCGGGCAGGTCAGGGTCATCTCAGGTCAGCTCAGGTGCTGGCCGGAGCCCACTCGCTGAGGGTGATCTCGACAAAAGCGCCCGGGAAGTAGATCGGGAAGGCGATCCGCTTCTCGAACAGGACCACCGCCAGGTTGCGGATGAAGAAGTCCGAGTGCTGCTCCGCCACGCGGATGGTCAGAGGCTCGCGATCGAAGATCGTGGCTCCTGCCCGTCCGCCGACCAGGGCGGTGCCCTCGGCCATCGCCTCCGACTCGACCCGTGGCAGCCGCCAGATAGGCGGTGAGTCCGGTCCGCCCGTGGCGAACGGGTCACCGGCCCGGTAGCGGCCATCGTTGTCCTTGAGGAAGTCGAACTCCTCGGAGTCGACCGGATGGACGATGACGAAAGTCGGCGGGATGCGGCCCGTGCCGGTGCGCGCCAGGCGCCGCGCCGTCCGCACACCCTCCAGGTTGGCGAGATCGCCGAGCCCGGTGAGGTTGAGCGTCTGGAGCCCGGTATTCTGGTCGTCCAGAATCCCGATCAGGTCCGGCGCGGTGCCGTCTCCGTTGAGGAACTGGTCCTCTTCGGCGAGGTCGAGCATCAACGACCCCTGGTTGTCGATCAGGGACCGAATCTGGTTGACGTCGGACAGCGCCTGACGGGTGACCGCCATCCAGGTCGCGATCCAGGTGGCGCGCGCGGTGCGCTCCTCGAGGCGAATGCTGGACTGCGGCTTCAGGCCCGCCGCATCGGTGGCACTGGTGGACTGAGCGACTGCAGCCGCCGCGTTGTCGAAGCCGACCTGCGCGACGTACTCGATCGTGTCGCCCGACGGCATGTTCTCGTTGGCGAACAGGCTACGGACGGTCAGCGGTCGCTGCGCCAGCGGCAGGATGCCGGGCTGGCGGAAGGTCGGCACAACCTCGGACCCGCCGGAGCCGGTGTGCACGACATCGGTCGCCGCGGCACCGAAGCGCGTGCGACGGCTACCGACCACGACCGGGCCGGAGTCGAACTTCGAACCGGGCACGAGCAGGCTGGAGTTGCCGATCACAGCCTTGAACTCCGCCGACTCGACGAACTGCTCGCCCGGAGTCTTCTGGGACTTGCCGTCGATCTCGGCACTGGCGAAGCTCAGCGGCTGGCCGCCGGCCTGGCCCTGGTACCACTGAAGGCGATCCTCCAGCTTCTCGGCGTTGCCCTCGCGATCCGCCTGCTCCGCATATGCCGCGTCGGCCGCGACGAACTCGGCGGTCAGAGCGTCGAGCTTCTCAGGATCCGCGTCCTCGCGTTCCTGGTAGGCCTTGACCTCCAACCCCTTGGCGAGCGCCTGCTCGCGCAACTCTACTGCCTTAGACATGGCCGGATACCTCTCTTCGAACGTGGGAAGTCGCGAGCGCAGCACTGGCCCGTGCGGCGGCAAGCCGCATGGGATGGGGTGGGCTCGCGTCGGCCTCCTCCGGCTCGTCCGTATCGAGGTCCGTAGCAACGGGATCGCTCACATCGAGCGGGGTGAGAGCAGCCAGCTGCTCCCGGGCCTGGGCGGAGAGGGGTCGTCCCTCCTTCGCCCGTAGTCGCTCACGCTCTCGGTAGTGCGCGATCATTCGGTCACGCTCCGAATCCCAGAGCGCGGCCTGCTCGTGAATGGGAAGGGTGGCCATGAGGGCCGAGATCGCCTCCGGCACCGGCAGCAGCCCGGCTGCAGCCAGGAAGCTGGGGTTGGCGCCGTTGGCCTTGAGAATCATCTGGTGCACGGTGGCGTCCAGCGTTTCGACGCGATCGACGAGACCCGCCGTCTTGGCCTTCTTGGCGGTGAAGACATCCGCTTTCCAGCCGCTGATGACCTGGGTGGCTTTCACGCCCCGGCCCGCGGCGACGTCGCCCACGAAGAGGGCGTAGTAGTCGTCGGCGATGCCCTGCAGCTCGGCACGGCCCTCGTCGGAGAGGGGCAGATGCTCGTTGCCGTCGGCCTTGCCGGCGCCGGCGGTGATGAGCGTGACCTTGACGCCCTCCATCTCGTCCGCCTTCGAGACGTCGTGGTGCATGCCGATGATCCCGACCGAGCCGACGATCGCGGAGGGGCTGCCGATCACCTCGTCGGCCTGGCTGCCGATCCAGTAGGCGGCGCTGGCCATCGTCGGGTTGGCGACGGCCGCCATCGGCTTGACACCGCGGGCAGAGCGGATCTCGGTGGCCAGTTCGGTGATGCCATCGACCGATCCACCAGGCGAGTCGATGTCGAACACGATGGCGCCGACATCCGGATCCGCCATGGCCTCGCGGAAGTCGCGGGTGATGCCCTCGACGCTGGTGCCGCCCGACATGGCGGTCATCAGGTTCAGGCGCTGCGTGATGACGCCGTAGATGGGGATGACGGCCACGCCCTGTGCCCGGAGGCCACCGCGACGTGGTCCGTTGTCAGCAGCTGCGACCCGGGCCTCGATCTCCTCGTCGGTGAAGGGGGCGCCGGCCGCGCGCAGGCGCACGATCTCCTCGATCACGGCCAGCATGGCCGGCTGTAGGGCCCACGGGCGCTCGTAGACCGCCTTCGTGATCTGGGTGTAGCGGCGAGTCGGAGCGGACATAAAACGGACCTCCAAGCCATGGGGCTCGAAGGTCCTCTGTCGATGTGCGGACTACCGCTCGGTGGCGATTCTGCCGCGCTGTCTTCTGTTGCGGGAAACTCTACACGACGCTGTCAACTCGCGCAGCGCTAGATCACGCCAGCGGCCTTCTCGACACGGGTGATTGCCGCCGCGATCAGTGGGTGCTCGATGAGCTCGCCGCCGACGGAGGACGTCCCTCCAATCACGGCAATACTGCCGGCAGCCACAGGGCGGGCGATGCTCGTTACGGCGGGAATGCTCTCTCCGCCAGCCGTCAGGTGCGCGACCCCGGCGCCGGTTGCGGTGAGGATCCCTGAGCGAGCGGTAGACAGGACTGCCGTCAGGACCCCGCCACCGCTCCACAGAGCCGCACCTAGACGAGCGCTTTCGACCGACAGCGTGCCGGCACCTGCGCCAGTCGCCTCAATGACGGCACGGCGGCCCGTCATGGCGGCGAACGTTGAGACACCGCCGCCGGTTGCGGCAAGGGTGCCACTGTGGCTCTCGACTGAGCCACCCACCAACGTCGCAACGCCGCCACCGGTCGCGGTCAGGACACCAATCCGAGAGGTGGTCTCGGCGACGGTAAACTCTCCAGCGCCTGTCGCGGCGAGTATCGCTCGGCGGCCAGACTCGAAGCTGTATGTGACCATACCGCCGCCAGTGACGACCATCGCTGCCGAGCGGCTGGTCGTGAGCACCAAGGATGCGACTCCGCCGCCAGTCGTCGCCAGCGTTCCCTGCCGAGCGGCGACGGACTCGATAGTCGCCACGCCTCCGCCGGTTGCGAGTAGGTCCATAGTCCTGGCAGTCGTGGCCTCGAAGGACGCCACGCCTCCGCCTGTCGCAACCAGCGTGCCGGCGTGCTCCTCGCCGCCTTCGCTCGTCTCATACGCGAACGTGGCGACCCCACCGCCGGTGGCGGTGATTGTGGCCGGGCGATCAGTGATCGTATCGGCGGCGAATGCGCCGCCGCCGGTCGCAGCTATGGCGGAACTGCGGGCGGTGACCGCTGCCGAGGTGAATACGCCTGCGCCCGTCCCGGCGATCAGGCTCCGGGCGCCCTTCTCCCCCGAGGTCGTGAGCACGCCGCCGCCCGTACCGACGAGTGTGCCCGAGTGCTCCTCGGCGCCAGCGGCCACTTCAACCGTCTGGGTGGCCGAGAGAACGGTGTAGCTGCCGCCCGAGACAGGGGCTCCGACCATGCGGATGGTGTAGGAGCCTGCTTCGTCGCAGGTGACGGTGATGCTCTTCTGCGCGGTCCCGTTGCTGTTGATGACCGGGTTGGTATCCGCCGTGATGAGGCCCGTGCCCGAGGCCCCGATAGTCACATACCCGCCGCCGTCATTGACCTCCCACTTAAAGTCGTAACGCTGAACCCCACCCGTGCCAGTGAATCCGGGCGTACCGGAGAAGGCGAAGGTGTCACTGATCGCCGCCGAGACTGGCGAGGCCGGCGCATCACGACTGATGCTGGTGAGGACCTTAGCCATGGGCTAGGCGTCGTTCAAATCGAGCGATGATCCTGCTGCGGTGACGGTATATGTCCCTTGGGCCCCGAACGCCTCGTCGGTGACGTCCTTCTTGAGGTAGCGGACGGTGCCGGCGGTGTTCCACAGCGACAGCCACGAGACGGTCGTGGCGGCCGGGATGTCGACCACCACATCGCCGTTCTGCGCGGCAGCACCGGCAGCGGCTGCACCCCACGCGATCGCCTTGCGGGCATAGGCCGGGGAGCCGCCCGAGACCTCGTTATCCGCAGCGTTCGCCGCGCCGGGATCGCCCGTGTGCGCCGCCACGCGGACGGCGACCGTCGCCAGCTGATTCAGCATGACGTTCTTGGCTTCTGCGTCGTAATCGTTGGCCACCTGAGTCTCCTTCTAGGCTGCGGCCATCTCGCCGCACTTCGAGCACTTGATCTCGACGGCACCCGGTGGCGTCGAAGCATCCCGCTTGGCGAGGAGGCGATTGCAGCCGGTGCATCGCACCTCGGACGACATGGCCAGCAGAGGCACTGGCTCGACCACGGCCGCCCCGTTCCCTCCGGGCAGGGCGAGTTGCCCGCGGGGGGGTTGATTCCCCCCAGCGGACACGGCGACGTAGTTGTTGGGCATGATGTAGACGTCGTCGGTGGGCTCTACCAGGAGGCCGACCGCGCGCTTGAAGTCCGAGCGCATGACCAGCCCCTTGGTGGCGGCGCCTTCGTAGCGCTTCCAGACGGCGTCGGCGAACGCCTGCATGGCCGCGACCCGGCGCCAGTCGAACCAGACATCGAGCTGCTCGCGCTCGATCTGGTCCTTCGATGCGAACTCCGGCAGAAGCTGCACCTCGAGCTCGGCCGCGAAGAGGCGGTGGAGCGGGATGACACCCTCGGTGTAGGCGGCCACGCGCGCCTCGCCGTAGTTGGTGAATGTATTTCTGTCGAGCCCGGCGCCCAGCTGCGCGACGCCGGCGGGCACGTGGAGGTTGGCCGAGATGCGCTCCTCGGGGATCCGGCGCAGGGCCTTGAGGTCCATCTCCTGCGGCGACCAGGACAGCACCTTGATCTCGGTCGGCGCGGTCATCACCATCGGCTCGCCACGCTTGTCGCCGCCGAAGGTCTCCTTGAACTTCTGCTTCACGGACTCGGCATCGATCTTGCCGGGGGCCAGCCCGGTATTCGCCGGCGCCAGGATCACACCCGGCACCCCGAGGTTACGCAGCATGGAGGCCGTGAAGTTCGCCGCCTCGTCGTCGGTGAAGATCTCGCGGAAGAGCGGCTCCAGCTGGTCGCGCCCCTTGCGCGGGTTGAGCGGATTCAGTCCGTTGCGGAAGTGAACGATGTTGCGCTTCTTGATCGCGTAGGCGACTCCGTCGACGGTGTACTGGTACCACTCGATGAAGGAGGTCGAGTCGCGCTCGTCCCACTTCGGCTCGACCATGAAGGCGGGCAGCCACCAGAGGGCGATGACGCGACCCGAGCGGTTGCGGACCTTCATCCAGTACGCATCGCCGCGGATGTAGTCCACGATGGTCGCCATCCACTGCAGGACGCCGGAGTAGACCTCGTTCGGCTTCTCGAGCAGCCGCAGCATCGCGCCTGGTCCGGTAGCGGCCGGCGGATAGGCGATCTCGACCGTGTCCTGGTGGATGATGCGGACCGGTGCCTCGGGGAAGTTGGTGGCGATCCAGCCCACCACGGCGCCGACCGCACTGTTCTTCAGCGGGTCGCCGACCTCGGACCGGTAGTCGAAGCGCGTTCGGTTGAGGAGGAGCGACCAGGCGGACCGCGTGCGGAAGATGACCGATGACAGCGTCGCGGCGGCGCCGTTGAGCGCGCCGAAGCTCACGCGACCCACGCCGCGGGCCGCCGCGCCGATGGGTGTGCGATTGAGGGCGGTCAGGTCCATCTCATCTCCTACGCTGCCGACCAGACTGCCGGCGCTGCGCCATGCGCCAGCCAGCGATTGAGGGCCATGTCGAGCGCGACCATGCCGTCGATGCGCTCCGAACTGTGACGCTTCGAGGGCTTCTGATTGCCGGAGGCATCGGTCTCGACCTCGACGTTGCCGGCCATCCAGCGCAGGATGGGATGCCCACCGTGGCGCATGCCGTGTTCGAGGACGACCTTCTCGAGTTCGCGCCAGGCCGGTCCCAGCCCGGCGTGCGTCTGCGGGATGGCGGTGCACTGGGCCCCGTCGCCCATCAGGTCGATAACGAGCTGCGTGGCGTTCCAGCGATCGAAGCCGATGTCGCCGATGGCATAGCTTTCGGCCAGCGACAGGATCTCGTTGCGGACAAAGCTGTAATCGGTGATGTCGCCCGGGGTGGCGATCAGGAAGCCATCCCGCACCCAGTCGGCGTAGGGGACGCCGTCACGCCGGCTGCGCTCATCGATCCCGACCTGCGGGCACCAGAAGCGGCACAGTACGTCGTACCAGAAGTGCTCGCAGTCGGGCCGGTCCTGGCAGGCATGCTCGACCTTGACCTCTGGCCGCGGGGTGCGGAAGAGGAGAATGAGCGCGGTCAGGTCCTTGACGCTGGCGAGGTCGAGCCCGCCGTAGCCGCCGGCCCCGTCGGGGATCTGTGGCTCGGCACCGTTCGCGTCCCACTCCTCGATGCTGAGGGCGCGGGTGGTGACCGCGGTCGGCACGTTCATGTGGAAGCGCAGGTAGGCGGCCAGCGCGCCGGGCGAGCGCTGCGCCTTGGCCGCCCGCTCGCGCAGGAAGTCCAGCTGGACCGAGACGTTCAGGTTCGGGTTGGCCTTTGGCCACACCGCCTCGTCGAAGGGATCGTCGCCCTCGTCGAGGGTGTAGATGACGGCGAAGAGCGAGTCGTCGGTAGCACGCCCCTCGATCACCGCCACGGCGTCAGAGCGCTCATCCCACCAGACCGAGTCGCGCTTCACGCCGGAGGTCGTGATCTTCCAGATCATCGGCTGGCGTCGTGCCGATGCCGCCTTCTCCACGTTGTCGACCACGTCCCGGGTGTCGTACACGTGCAGCTCGTCGAGCAGCGCGCCGTGCGGGTTGATGCCCTGGTCCGAATCCGAGTCGCGGCCGAGCGGCTGGTAGAAGGACGCACTGGCCTCGTGCGTGATGCTGGCCGTCTGGCCGCGGCCACCGAAGACGCGGATCCCGCGCCGCCGCAGGCTCGGGCTGAGGCGCACCATCTGCGACCCCGCGGTCCAAGCCAGCTTCGCCTGGTCACGCTTACTCGCCAGCGAGTAGCACTGCGCCCCAGGCTCGTCGTCGAAGAAGGCGAGCCGCAGCATGGCGCCGGCGCCGATCGTCGTCTTCCCGTTCTTGGCGGCGACCTCGACGTAGATGAAGCGGAAGCGCCGTGTCCCGTCGGCCCGCTTCCAGCCCCAGGCCGAGCCGATGATGAAGCACTCCCAGGGGGTCAGAATGATGGCGTCCGCGCGGCCCTGGTAGTGGTGCAGCAGCGGGTAGAAGGCGATCGCCTTCTCGGCCTCCTCGCGGTCGAAGGTCAGCCCGCGCTGGTGACCGGTGGCGAGATCCGAGAGGTGCCGCTCGCATGCCTTGCGCACCAAGCGGCATGCGACGATGCGCCCCGCGGTCACGTCGAGCGCGTACTGCGTGACGGCGTCGGGCCGATCAGGCGGGATCATCCGCCGTCGTGCGCGGGGGGCCAGCGTGGAAACGGTCATACGATCGACACCGTCACATCGGGCTCGACCGTGAGCGTGCCCTTGAGCGGCGTGATGATCCGACCCGATGACAGCTTGACCTGGACGTCGTAGACCAGCCTCACGGTCCGCGCGGCGAGCGCGGAGGTGTCGCCCGGCACGAGCTCGACCGTGGCCAGCCCCGTCGTCGGATCGGCGTCGATCGTGATGCCGTCGCCGACCGTCTTCTGGAAGATGGCGTCGGCGTCGGCGTCGCGGATGTGGCGCTTGGCCGTCATCCACATCTCGGCATCGGTCAAGTCGAGCGGTGCGTCGTCTTCGGTCACGGTCAGGAGGTAGGTCTCGCCATCGCCCCGGATGGCCTCGATGTCGCTGATGACGGTCATGTCGCTCCTCCAGTCAATACGGCACCGTCTCGTAGTCGAACAACGGTTCCGGCAAGCCCGGCACGTCGTCTTCCTGACCTGTCCGCTCCAGGACCATGACCCGATCGTTGCAGAATGCTCGACCAGCGAGGATATGCTTCTCATCGCGCAGCAGACAGCGGTGCTCGATCTCGTAGTAGGCACCGAGCGGGTGCTGAGGAAGGACCGGCTGATGTCCTTCTGGCCCGTGCCACATCCACACCCGGCGCCCGTTTTTCATGGCGCTGTACCACCAGTGCAGGGTTTCGACGCGCAGCCCGGGCAGCGGACGGAAGAAGTGGGGGATGGCGGATCGCTGCCCAGCCACCTTCCGATGCCAGTTGGTGGCGAACGGCTGTCTGCTCGGCGGCGTGTAGAGCGTGACGCTGACGACATCAACGTCGGGGCCGTAGCTCGCCAGCTCCGCGCGAGCGGCTTCTCGATCGGCATGGATGCGCCAGTCCGCGTCGACGATCACGATCCAGTCGGCCCCGAGCGCTGCGCGAGTCAAGGCGAACGTGCGCTTTTCGACCTGGCCAGCCCACAGGCGCTCCGGCACGTGGACCTCGCAATCCACTCCGAGCTCGGCCGCGGTGGTGCGGATCGCGTCCGCCTGCTCAGATGGGCTCGCCACATTGGCATCGGGATAGCGGCGGTAGGCACCGTCAACCGCGACCAGTCGATCAGCGATCTCGGCCACACCCCGCACGCAGATCGCGAGGTCCTCCGGCCTCTCGTCATACCAGATCAGGGCGGCAGTTATGACCATCAGAAGGGCAACGTGCGGTAGTCGAAGATAGGTTCCGGCAGCCCAGGCAGATCGTCTTCCTGGCCCGTCTGCTCAACGATCATGGTGCGATCGTTGCAGAAGGCCCGGCTGGCGAGTACCCGCTCCTGATCTCGGAATAGACAGCGGTGCTCGACCTCATAATGGGCGGTGAGCTCGGCAGCGGGCAGCCCCGGCCCGGAGTCGTCATGGATGACCCACACCCGCTCACCGTCCTTCACTCCGCTGACGTGCCAGTGGCGCTTCTCGACGCGCAGCCCGGGAAGGGCCCGGAAGAGCAAGCGGTGCCGGTCGGCGCGCCCGGAGCTGCGGCGGTGCCAATCGGTCGGCGCGCTGTCGTCGAGCGGCCTGGCCTCGTTGAGCGGAACGGGGTATGGCGCCGTGATGACGTCCACGCTCTCGGGCAAACTGGCCAGCTCCGCTCGGACAGCCTCGCGATCGGCATGCACGATATGGTCGGCATCGACGACCACGATCCAGTCCGAGGCGACGGCAGCCATCGACAGAAGGTAGGTGCGTTTCTCGATCTGACCCGCCCACAGCCTGTCGGGTGCCAGGATGAGGCAGGCCAAGCCGACCTCGGCGGCGGTGCGACGGATAGCCTTCGCCTGATTCGTTGGGCTGGTGACGGTCGCCTGCGGATGGCGGCGGTAGGCACCATCCAGGGCCACGACGCGATCAGCGATGTTCGCCATACCGCGCACGCACTCGATCAAGTCCGCAGGGCGCTCGTTCCACCAGCACAAGGCCGCGGTCACGATCATGCGACGGCCTCCGCCCGGTAGCATGCCACCGCCGACGAGTCCCGCTCGATGGTCATTTCGATGGGCTCAGGTGACTGAATGTCTCGGTGACGCCGTGCTGCTGGTACCAGGCCACCGCCTTGGCGATGCCCTCCTCCAGCGTCGTGCGGGCAGTCCATCCGAACTCACGCTTCGTCTCGGACGGATCCAGTAGCAGGGTGGCCACGTCATCCGGTCTACGCGGGATGACCTCGGGGTCCGGCACCTCCGCGCCCATTGCCGACCGCACCGCAGCGAAGACCTCAGCGATGCTGTAGTCCGACCCTGACGAGACGTGATAGACGCCATGGCCTTGGCTGGCTGCGTTGACTGCCACCCAGACCAGGTCATCGACGTACACGAAGTCCCGTCGGCTATCGACAACCGTGCAGGGCTTTCCTTCGGTCAGACGCTGGTAGAAGGTCGGGATCGGACCTGACAGGTTGCGCGGGCCGTAGATGTTGGCCAGTCGGAGGGAGACGTAATCCAGCCCGGAGTCGCGGATGTAGCCCTCGCCGGCCGTCTTGCTGACCGGGTAGGAGCCGTGCGGATCGAGCGCCGCATCCACCCGCACTGGGCTGTGGGGATGGGTGCCGTAGCACAGCGAGGTCTGGAAGTAGATCAGCCTGGCGTTCGAGCGCAATGCCGCGCGGACGACTTCGATGGTGCCCAGCACGTTGGTCCGGGCGTCCTGCTCCCACGCTCCGCGATCTCGGTACGACGCGGCGCAGTGATAGACGAGATCGAAGGACTCTCCCGGCAGGTCGGTCAGGATGTCTCCGACGATCAGCTCGCCGGGGTAGTTGTCGGCGCGGCCGGTCGAGAGGTTGTCGATGCCGACCACCTCGTGCCCGTGGTGCAGCATCGCCTCGGCCAACCGCGATCCGATGAAGCCCGCAGCCCCGGTGATGAGGACCTTCATGCCACCGCCGCCTGACGGTCCCTGAACATGTCGTACCACCAGCGCCGGTCCCACGGGGTCCCCGGGTCGGGCAGGTAGCCGATCCGGTCGCCGACGAAGCCACGCACCGGCTCCCGCTGCGCCCACAGCGCATAGGGCGCGGGGAAGCCCATCTTGTCGGTGCGGTCGATGATGGCGGCGGGCACGATGCCGCGCACGGCCTCGCGCAGGTGGCGCTTTCCGACCCGCTGGCGCGGGGGAAGGGCCAGCGCGTAGGCGACGATGGACTGATCGGTGAAGGGTGCCCGCGCCTCGATCCCGTGGGCAGCGCACATCTGATCGTCCACGGCCAGCAGGTCAGGCAGGCGCTCGAGGTCCCATGCCAGCGCCGCGGCGAGATCGTGCACAGGGTAGCCGGGCGGGACCTGGTAGTGCTCGTAACCGTCCATCGGGGGCTCACCGGCCGCGATCAGGGTGCGGGCGTAGCCACCGAACAGCTCGTCGCTGCCCTCTCCGGACAGCATGATCGCGATGCCCTGCGCCGCGGCGAAGCGGGCCACCATGTACTGCCCGAAGGTGCCCATCCCCTGGATCGGAGGCCGGACGTGGGCTGCCATCGCATCGAAGTGCTCGACGAAGTCCTCCGGGGTGATCTGGATCTCGTGGTGCTGGCCCGCACCGACCAGGCGAGCAAAGCGCCGCTCGTCGAAGCCGGGCTCGTCGTACCAGCCGGTGAAGGTCGGGAAGGGCGCGGCGATGGCCGTCACGGTGGAGGAGTCCAGGCCGCCCGACAAGGCGATGCCGGTGTGCGGACCGATGCGCGCCTCGACAGCATGCCGGATCAGGTTGACCAGTCTCATGTGCCGGTGCCTCGCTCCCAGACGTCGAGCGGATCGGCGGCGTCGCGCTCCTGTCTGGTGTGAAGGCCGGTGCGGGCCGCTGGCGTCAGGCCGAGCTCGCGGGCGAACTGGCGCATCAGGTCGGCGTTGTCGCGCACGATCTGGTGCAGCGGGTTCTTGACGAGCTCGCCCGAGCGCTGCCCGCGGACCAGCGGCCCGGAGTCCTCCAGCATCTTTGCCGCATACTTGTACCGAGCCACGGCCTCGCAGTAGGCGCGCAACGCATCGGCATCGACGGCCGTCAGGACGCCCGTGCCGCCGAAGTCGCGCATGATCCGGCGCCAGATGATGGCGGCGGCGGCGCTGAGGTCCGCCGGGCGCTTCGGGCGGTTGGCACGCGGCTGCGGCTCGTCCCGGTTCAGGCGCGCCTTGCGGCGCTCGCCGTGCAGGATCTTGAGCTTGGTCGGCATCGGCTGCGGTCCGCGTCTACCCAAAACTCAGTCCTCCGGTGCGCCGCACCGCTGGCGGCCGCTGCCACCAATGCGGTTCGTTATCGCCCTTCTCGATGTTGCAGCGGAGGTGCGCCGCTGCAAGGTTCGACGGGTCGTGGCTCCCGTTCATCGCAATCGGGACAACATGGTCCACGGTCGGTGAGAGCGGGTGCGGTCTCTTGCGACTCTGCGCGATGGCAACTCCGCAGAGGTAGCAGATCCAGTTGTCGCGGTCTAGGATGGCGATCCGCAACCTAGCGGACAGGGCATGACGCTTCCTCGTCAGTCCCGCGTTACGGGTGTTGTGCCACATCGCATAGCACAGGCGCGAGCAGAAGGTGGCGTTCGGCTGGCGAGCCGAGAAGGATTGGCCGCATCGCTTGCAGTCCAGCGGACCGGCCCCGGCTAGATTCCGGCTGGCAACCGCAGCACACTCGGGTGAGTGATACCGGGCGCGTCGGCGCTTGCGGCGGAAGGTCACCCCGCAACCGATGCAGGCGATGACCATTGGCAGGCCATCAGAGCGACGATCCCTCCCCGCATGGCGCGGCGATGCCGGGGTCGGTCCAGCCGCCCCGGCTCGTGCCGCTTGCCCGCTGGCCAGCCTCGCCACGGGGCTCTTTCGCGGGTGTTCCATTCGGCCCATCAGCGCCTCCGGTAGATCAGCATCAGGGCGACGACGCACAGGGCGACCACCACCAGGGCGATCGCGTCGGCGTTGTTCATCCCTGCCAGCCTTCGGGTGGCACTCCGATATCGACCGGGGTACCGGCTGGCAGATTGGTGGCCGCATTGGCGATCTTCTGTACCGTGGCCGGGGCAAACGCGAAGCGGCGGATCAGCTCGGCGATGACGAAGCCGGTCAGCAGGCTGATGGCCGCCAGCACGTCGGCCGACAGCACAATGCCCACCCGCTCGGCCAACTTGAGGGCTACCGCTACTGCCAGCGATGAGCCGTAGCCCACGAAGCGGGCGGGGTCCTTGGCAAGGATGTTGCGGATGAAGTCGAGCATGGGTTCCTCCTCAGATGGCGCGGATCGCCGCGCTGGCGGCTGTTTCGGCAGCCTGTTTGGTAGCGTTCTTGACGCGATTTCCCTCATCCCTCTTGGCCTCGTCGAGGTCAGCCTGGCTATAGGGAGTGCTATCGGGTGGGGCCACGGGTGCCGGTGCCAGCGTGACTTGGCTGATCGGGATGTACAGGCCGGCGTAGACGCCGTTGGAGCCGAGGTAGAAGGTGCCCTGCGGCGCGCGCAGCGGAACCTGGCTGATGACCGCGACACCCTTGGCGCTGGCGCTCGACCCGGTGGCGAAGGTCTGCGTCTTGACCGGCGTGGCCGAGGTTGGGCTGTAGCCGTGGACGGTGGCACCGGGCGCGATGCTGAACAGGCGCGGCCCCTCGGGGAACAGGGTCAGTTCGATGGTGGTCACGGAGTCCTCCTGCAGCGGCGCCACGGTGTGCCCGTTGGCCGCAAATGCGTTGACGTAGAGGGCGAGGTTGTATTTGCTCACCCACTCGCCGTTGTAGGTGCCAGCCGGGCCCAACGGGTCGCACCACCACACCCGGTCGGTGGCGTCCAGCCGGAAGGCGGTCACCTGGTGGATGCCGGTGAAGCTCGGAAGGTGCCGACGCAGGGTGTGGCCGGCGGGGAAGGCGCCCATGCGACCCTGTACGCAGGCAGCGGTACCGGGGACGAGGGCTGCCCACAGGGCGGCGAAGCCGACGGCCTTGGTGCCCGAGAAGCCGTACCGCTTGCCCAGGCCAGCTCGTACCACGTCGATGGTGGCGCCACCCGACGGTCCGAGGCCCGCATCGGCGCGCAGTGCCTCGGCCTCGACGTGAGTGGCGGGGATGGCCGGATTGCGGACCACGCGCGCCCACTCGACGGCGGTGTCGAAGGCGCAGTCCTCCCACAGCGCATCGTCATACCGGCCATCGGGCCAGTAGTGGGCTCCCTCGCGCTCACTGATGTGGACGTGACTGGTGGGCAGGTTCACGGTCTCCTCCAGGTGAACGGAGCCGGAAGGGGTCGGGCCACCACCGTCCGGCTCCGAATGAGTGCGGGGGCGGCGGTGCCCGTCGTGCCGGCTGCGTAGATCAGGTTGGCCATCAGTGCGCCACCAGGTCGATGCGGATGTTGCCCAGGAAGGTGAGCAGGGTCAGCGCGGCGGTGGCGATCAGCTTCCAGTTGCGGCCGGCCAGGTCGATTCCCCAGCGCACCAGGCCCAGCGCTCCCTGGCGCCGCGCCATGTCGAGGTCGTAGCCGTTCAACCGCCCGACGAGCTCGCCGTACTTCTCCTGCGACCAGGCGTCGTGGCTGGCATGGACCTGAACGTGGCCGCCTACGAAGCCCTCGAAATCGTCGCGCACGTCCCGGATGTCGGTCGTCACGCGGCCCTCCATGGCGCGCAGATCGGTGCGGATGCCCTCGGCCACGGTGAGGATGTCGCCCAGGCTGGGGGGCCCGTTGGCGGCGGCCTCGCCGGCCCGGCGCTGTGGGCCATCCCCTTCCGGGGCGCGCTCATCGGTCACCGGAGGATGTAGGACGTTTGTAGGACAGAGGTGCCCATCGGGGGCTCTTATACCACGGTGACTCCCGGCGTGACTACCTTTCGCGCAGATTCAGCACGAAAGCGGGCGGCTGTTAACCGCTTGGTCGTAGGTTCGAGTCCTACCGCCGGAGCCACATCCACGCTCATGTAGACGACGCTGGCCTACGCTGCACGACGCGGCGGTGACTACTCGGTGACTCCCTCGGAGCTCGGTGCCCAGGCCGCGGTCTTCCCATCCGCCGTGCGGACGTAGCGACCAGGCAGCCAGCCGGCCAGCGACGGCGCCACGTTGACGTTCCAGGTCTCATGCCAGTCGGGCTCCAACGCCGGCGCATCGGGCTTCACGATCCACCCATCCATCGGCCCGCCATGGAGCACGACCGAGTCGGGTACCGGATGCTGCAAGCCGCCGCCCTTGACCATGCGCTTGACGGTGGCCTTCAGGTGGCGGCGCTGGGCGCGGTTCATGGTCATTCCTCGTGGTGCCCGCAGGTGCAGGCCTGGTAGGGACAGGCTGCCATCTCCGCCTCGCGTAGCGCCTCCTCAGCGGCTCGCTCTTGCTCAGCGCGCCAGCCGATCGAGATCGTGTGCTCATGGTCGCCGTGCTGGTAGGCCTGGCGGCCGTCAGTAGCCTCTTCGCCGGTCGGGGGTCGCAGGACGATGCCAGCGCTCCACATCAAGCAGGCGATCCCTTGCGTCATGGGAGCCATGTCCTCCATGGCCTCCGAGCTCACCGATACGAGGGTCATCCGATCAGCCTCTCGACCGCAGCGAGCGCGGCATCCTGGGCAGCTCCCTCGGTGGCGATGTAGTGGCCATGCGTCGTGGAGGTCCGCGTATGGCCCATCAGGTCGGCGAGGCGCCGGTCGGGGACCCCTGACTCGAACAGCCGTGACGCGAACGTCGACCTGAGATTCTTGAAGGGCAGCCGCGGGATCCACGCCGCCTCGAGCAAGTCGTAGAAGTGGTGCGTCAGCCACGAACCGTTGAGCGGCCCGCCGCGCAGGTTGGTGAAGACGGGGCCCGGGCCGATCGGCACGAAGCCCGCTGCGATGACGCGCTCCCGGTGCGCAGCCATGGCGGCCACCACCGACGGTGACAGCGGGACGACGCGGCGCGAGCGCGGCGTCTTCAGCTCGGCGCGCTGGTACTTTCCATCACGCCGGACCAGCTCGCGGCGGACGTGAAGCCTGCCCGTCCCGGATACGCTCCCCGGGCCACTCTGAGTGCGTGACCTCTCCTCATGGACGACCTCTACACTGGCCGCACCGGGCAGGTCCCCGAACTCTACATCCTCCCAGGCCAGGCCGAGGATCTCGCCCTGGCGCAGACCGGTGCCGATCGCCACGACGAAGAGTGCCTCCAGGCGATCGCCGGCGATCGCCGCCAGCAGCCGGTGAACCTCGCCGGTGGACAGCGCCCGCGGCTCCTCGACCGGGACCCGGGGCGCATCGACGAACTCGCGGGCCGCGACATTGCGCGCGATGAGTCCGGCCCGGACCGCCTGCCCGAGCGCCCGGCGCAGGACGGCATGCACGTTGCGCAGGCTCTTCGGGCTGAGGCGCTGGCCGACGGTGGCCAGCATCGACTCGACGTGAAGCGGGGTCAGGGCGACCAGCCGCACGTGACCGATGGCCGGGGCCAGGTGATAGGTCACCACGGAGGCGTACCCGTTCCGCGTGGAAGGTCGGATGTTGCGGGCATCACGAACCCACTGCTCGAGGTAGGCGCCAAGCGTCAGACGGCTCGGCTGTTGCCCGCTGGCGTGACCCGCGCGCAGCTGGTCGAGCGCCTCGGCGGCTTCGCGTCGGGTCTTCCGGATGCGTTTCAGGAAGCGTCGGCCGACCCGGCCGCCGATCGACAGCTGCGCCACCCAGCGGCCGTCCGCTCGCTGGAAGATCGACCCTTGCCCGGGCATCCGTCGGCTCCTCATTGCGGGGTGATGATAGCCACGCCTCCAACTCGTGCAGCAACGTGAACCACGCGCCGCCCACTTTGCGCCCGGGCAGGACGCCTGCCTGCAGCCAGCGGCGCACGGTCTCCTCGTCGATGCCGATGCGCTCGGCGATCTCGCGTGGCCGCAGGGCCAGACGATCGCTCATGCCAGTCCCCCGTGCTCCTGCCCGCACGCCGGGCAGCGATGGGCGAACAGGCGGGCCCGGACGATGCGCAGCGACCGCCGCTCGGCGCGCCACTGGTACAGCGCCTCGGCACCGAACATGACCGCGCAGCCGGCGATGCCGATGCCGGCCACGATCAGGACCGCGGGGATGCCGCCGAGCCAGGCAGCGGCCCCGTAGGCGGCGAGCACGAGGGCGCAGCCGGCGTTCATGGCCGGCCGTTCCGCTGCGCCGCGCGCATGCCGGCGAAGTAGCAGGGCGGACACATGCCCAGGTTGGGCTGATGGATCGGCTGCAGGTGGTCGGTCTGGCCGCCGTGGCACTTCCAGTCGGCGTGCTGCGCGCAGTACGAGCGCAGGTCCCCGGACATCCGGCAGCCGCAAGTCCAGCTGGTCATCGCGGCCACCGGCCCCATGCACAAAAGGTCAGGTGGCGCCAGTGGCGGCGGCAGACCGGGCAGCCGGCGACCAGGACGCGGAGACGGCGGATCATTGCAGCCATGCCTCCAACTCGGACCAGTCCAGCCCGTTGCGGGCGATGGCGGCATCGACCCGGATCACCTGGTCTAGCTGCTGGAGCCACCAGCGCTGGTGCACGGTTGGCTGCTTACGCCCGGTCTTGAGCTCGAGGAAGACGAGGCGGTGATCCCGCGGCCGGACCAGTGCGAGGTCAGGGAAGCCGGGCTCGGAGCGGCGGCTGTCGTGGGTGTGGTAGCGCAGCTCGTAGCCGAGCCGCTCGGCCAGCCCGAGGACCCGGATCTGGAAGGCAGCCTCGGTCGTCAGCGACGCATCGGCCAGGGCCTGCGCATCGGGGCGGTAGGGGCGACGCTCAGCCATTGGGGCGCACCGGCCAGCGCCTGACCAAAGCCGGAAAACGAGGCCGTGCGAAACGGACTACGGCGGTCAGTAGCCCCCCCGTCGTTCGCTGAGAGATTTTCAAGGCCGCCCCCTCACGCTGGTGCTCTTCAGCCCGAGCCTCGCGTGGTGGCGGTGCTGCGGGCAGTTGCACAGCCAGCGACGCCTCGAATCGGCGGCCAGCGAGCTCGGAATGACGTGATCGCGCTGCAGGTCCACCGTGCACCCACACTTCCGACCGATCGCATCCGCCGCCTCGCAGCTGGCACCGGGAAGAGCAGCCGCTCGCTCTCGCTGGTGAGGCGTGCCATAGCCGCGCTGGCTGGTCGTCCGCCGATGCAGCTCACAGCGCCCGCGGTCCACGGCGACGCCGGGGCAGCCCGCCACCAGGCAGGCGGTTGGCGCCTCGAACGGGCTCAGCCCCAGGATCAGCAGCAGGATCCACCACAGCGGGCTCACCGCGTCGCTCCCCGCGGTCGTGCAGTCGGCGCTGGTTTGGGTGGTGGTGCCGATGCTCGGATCGGCGCACATACCAGACAGTCCGGATGCTGGCCCTCGTGTCGAGGGTTCGGTGCCTCGCCAGACAGCCGCTCTCTAGGCACTCGCCGACCTTGGCCTGGCCGTGGGTGACGGTCGCTGCAATCGCTCCAGCTCAGCCTGCCAATCAGTGTCGCCGTCGAGCAGTCGCAACGCTCGGAGCGCCGCCCGCTGGACCTCAGCCTCGGGATTGGTCAGCAGCCGACGGTTGTCCGCGATCGCCTTCGTTCGTTCCTCTTCGGTCATTGACCGTGACGGCGGGCGCGGAGCACCGCTGCCACCGCTATTGCTATTGCCTAAGCCTCCGCTACTGCTGTTGTGGACGCCCTCCTGTGACGCGTCACTGGCGTCCTCCCTGTGACGCTCCCTGTAACGCCTCTGGCGGATGGCTCCGGGGGTTGGCCGAGGCCCGTCACCACGCCGCCTGGCGATGTTCACGAAGCGCGCCGGCGGCGTGACGTTGCCCTCCTGCCACTCGTCCCAGCCATCGACGTACAGCTGACCGCCGGGCTGGAGCACGAGATCCCCGCGCACGAGCAGGTAGGGGACCTGACGCGCGTACCTGGCCCCGCGCCCATCGTCGCCGCGCATCAGCTCGCGCAGGATCCGCTCGGACCGAAAGCGTCCCCGCTCCGGCTGCAGCTCAGCGAGCGCCAACACCCCGAAGAAGGCCACCAGAGCATCGGTCGGATAGGCCGCCCAGCCCTTGATCGGTGTGCCGTGGTGGTCGATACCAAGCACCTTGCGGTCGTAGACGTGGGGGTCCAGATGCATGTAGACGCGGGCCATCAGGCGTCACCGACGTCGAACGAGTGGTCGCGGACGGCCTCTGCAGCGCGCCTAAGCTGCGGTGAAGGGCATGAACAGCGGATGCGAGCGCCGGGCGCAGCGAACGAAACGGCATCGCAACCGGGGCACTCGGCCCACTCAACGCCACCCACCGCCTCTTCCCCTGGGCGGCAGACCCAGCCGAACGGAGCTGACCTGGTGAGGACACCGCTCACCCAGGTACCCGGCGTCCCCCAGAAGATAAGCAGGGGCGCGTCGACCGCATTGGCGAACGCCTGCCAGCGCCCGACGTCGCGGTGCCTGGCTTCCTCTGTCAGCTCTCCCCAGCTCTCCGGCTTGATCTCGACATACCAGCGCCGGGGCACATCGTCGGCTGCCTCATCCTCCTCGCTGACTCCCAATCGGAAGTCGGGCTGGTAAGCAACCCCCGCATCGCTGACCGGCTCATAGGTCCAGGCGATGCCGAGGGCATCGAACCAGACGGCCCAGCGAGCCTCCAAGCGCGATCGGAAGCGGATGCCGCGGTAGACGGTTGGGATGGCCTTCATGGCGGAGCTCCTCATGTATGGAGGAGCAGCATCGACCGTGGCGGCGGTACCGGCCAGCGGCTTATCCACCGATCTTCTCCACCACCACCAGGTCAGCCACGCGATCCACCAGCAGCGGGTCGCGGGCCGTCAGCTTCTCCATGACCTGCCCCAGCGCGACCGCCGGCGTGGTCCCATAGCCGCTCAGGTACTCGGGCCTGACGCCGGCCACGCGGACCAGCCGGACCCGCCATAGATGTGATGCCTGGAAGTCGTGCTCGATGCGGTCGAGGTACCAGTGCTCCCGCGCCTCCAGGGCGCCCCTTAGCGCCGCCAGGGCGTCAGCGAAGCCCGTGCCGTCGTAGCGGTCGAAGATGCTCATGCCGACCGCCTCCCGGCCGCGACAGCCTCACGCCAGTCCTCGCGGCGCTCAGGATCGTTGGCGGGGTGGGCCGCGCGGATGAGTGCTCCCATCCGTTCCCGCTCTCCGGGCTTCGCCCAGCGGCGGGCGCTCGCCAGGCGGTGCGATGCCCGGCCGACCGCACTCAAGGGACCCTGCTTCCAGGGCTGGGCGGCGTCGACCTCGATGGCTGACCGTAGGGGGAGCGGGCTGACCGGCCGCAGGTCGCACGCCGGCGTTTTGCAGATGCCGTCCGGCTCACAGGCGCCGCAGAAGGTGGCGACGACGGCCTTGTGCATGGCCAGTGCGGACTCGACCATCGGCAGGTTCGAACGCCGCCTGGTCGCCGCGTTGGCGCCGTACTTGCGGCAGCGGTCGGAGCAGTAGGTCGCTCGCCCGCCACCGCGCCACTCGAACGTCCTGGAGCAGACCGGGCACGTCAGCATGCGGCCGGCCATCACGATCTTCAGGATGCTCGGATCGGCCAGCGCCTCGGACAGCTCGCGCGCCTGGTCGAGCGAGGGCAAGACGTCGCCCTTGCACCACAGGGTCAGCAGCGATCGCGACGTCGAGAGTGTCTGCGCCAGGCCTTTCTTGCTGATCCTCCTGATCGCTAGCTCGTGGGTCAGGTGGGCGCCCAGCTTCGCCGAGTGCACGCGCCGATGGCTGTCGGGAGGTAGTGGGGTCGTCACGCCGCGGCCTCCTCGCCCTTGGCGCACGCCGTGCAGCGGTTGATCCGGGCCCCGAACAGGCCAGCCACAGGCTCCTCGAGGTGCGCCCCGGCCAGCGGCAATCGGTTGCAGGCGGTCCTGGACAGCCGCCCCGGGTGCGGCGGCACCAGGTGAGCGGTCCTGCCGCCGTTGAGGTAGCGCCAGCCCCAGCCGTAGGCGAGCAGCACGTCGCTCACTTCTGCTCTCCTATCGCTGTATCAGGTAGCAGTAGTGCCAGCACGGTCCCGCTGGACAACGACGCGGGGCCAGCAGACGAGCCGCTGGCGCTGGCAGGGATCACGGTCATGCGAGCGCCTGCGGAGGCCGCCAGCGACGGTAGGCTTCTCGATCAAGGATGCAGTCCTCGCCTATTGGCCCACAACCATCGGAGTTGCCACCCTCGACGGCAGCGAGAAGGTGCCGCATCTCGTGTGCATCGCCCGGCGCCATCCGGTCCTTGCGGAGTTTCGCGCTGACCACGAGCAGCTTCCCAGCGATCCATTCGATGTCCTTGATGGTGAAGTCCTGAGCTGCGATGATCTCGGCCAACTTCAGGTCGCGGAGTTCGTCATGGGTGCTCATGGCGCCACCATCGCGGCGTAGTCGTGGCAGGGGCAGCTCGGGTCGGGGCAGTCGCGCAGGCGGGTCATCGCGACGCCCGCCGCAGCAGCTCCCGCGCGATGTTCTGCATGTCGCGCACCTGGCGGACCGTCAGCGTCCGATCGTCGAGCCGGGCCACGTGCAGCGCGATGACCTCGATCGCGTCGCCCAGGGAGGCGACCTCGCAGGCCGACTCGGGCGGCAGCGGGCGCGTGCCGAGCAGGACCGGCATCGCCAGCGGGCGCGACCAGCCGGGACGGACGGCGGGCGCGGTCATGCGGGGGCGGCCTCCATCGCGTCCAGGACGGTGTCCACGACCCGGCGCGCGGCGCTCGCGTCAAGTGCGCGGTCCAGTTGACCGCGAAGGCTGGCGATCGTCCGAAGTCGCTCGCCGGCGATTACTCGGCGGAGTGCCTTCTCACTGCACGGCGCCTCATCACGGAGGATGCGGTCGGCAGCATCGTTGCCGGTGATGGTGCCCTTCGCGGTCATGCCGCGCCCTCGTCCCACAGCCGCAGCGGCACCGGGCGCGGCTCCGAGGTCGCCAGCCAGCGGCGCAGGCCGGACCGACGCCGCAGCATCGTGCGGATGCGGGAGTCGTGGCGCTCGAGATACTCCCGCACGTCGGCGCGGCTGCCCCACCACACGCCCATCGGGCGCTGCGAGGAGGCGCACAGCGGTGCCAAACCGTCATCGGCCAGCAACTGCAGCGCTTCTTCCGTGTCGCGGTGGGTAGCGTGCGCCAGGCGTGCCAGACGCGCGATGGTGATCGCGTTGGCGCGACCGCGCGGCAGCAAGCACACGAGCAGATCGGCCAGCGAGAGGTCGGGGTCAGCGGGCCGAGGCGAGGGGGGGCACACCTCGGCCCGCTGCTGAATGGCCGCGCTCATCGTGGCGTGGCGAAGATCGCCGCGAGGTCCTTGTCGATGTCCCACCGCGCGATCTCGAAGAAGAGACTCTCACCCAGGTGCGTGATGAGTCCGATCAGGACCGGGTCGCGCGGCTCCGGGTTGGCCAACTCCAGGAAGTCATCGCGACTCGGCGAGTAGATGCGGTACTCGTCGAGGAGCGGCTTGGCCGCCGCGTAGCGCTGGAGGGCCGCGATCGGGATGGCGCTCTGGAAGACCATCGCTGCGCGCTGCGAGCTGGCGCAGGGCCAACTCTCGGCGGGATAGTGCAGGTCGCCCCATGAGTCCTTCGTCCTCGCAGGCTCCTCGACGTGTCCACACCACCACTGTTGCGGCGGTGTGGTCGGCTCAGCCCCGAGGGCCAGCAGGCGCTTGATGCGATCGAGCGATGCCTCGGCCTTGCGAGTGGCGATGGCGGCCTCCGCCGTGGCGGTCACAACATTGGCCAGGGAGGCGGTGAGGACGCCGACGCGCCCAGCGGCGAGCAGGTAGTCCTGCCTAACCTTCACGTCAGCCTTGGCGGCCTCCAGCCGTTCGTACTGGACCGCAACGAATGGGATGTGGTGGCTCGACACCTGGATCGGTTCCGGGGCCCGCTTGGTCATGAGTCTCATCGGATGTCTCCAGTCATGAAGCTAAAGGTCAGGCTGCGCTCCGCACAGTCGGAGCTGTCATTGCAGTAGCGGACGTTCTCCTGCAGCCGCCCCAGCACCGGGTCGACGGTGACCCTGCGATGTACGCTGATCTGCGCATCGGGTCGGTCGCGTCCACAGATGTGGCAGCGCCATGTGCCGCGATCGCTCAGGGGGTGCATGGCGGCCGTCATCCGGCATCTGCCTTCCCGAACTCGCCCGCCGTGATGCGGTCGCGCAAACTGAGCCAGTCGGCGACCGTCAGGCTGTCGGGCTCGATGCTCAGGGCATCGCGTACCAGTTGGTCGATGACGGGCCAGGACGAGTCCAGACCAGCGCTGGCGGCCGCGGCAGCGACGGCGACCGTTGCCTCGTCGATCGACAGCGGCGGCTCCACGCTGGCTGTGGCGGCGGCAGGGGCCGGAGCAGGAGCCTTTGCCACGGGGGCAGCGTCCGCTGGCCCTGACTCCTGCTCCGGCTTTGCAGTGGCGCGCTTGCGAGAGCGCGTCGGTCGGGCCGCGTCGGCGACCGTGGCGTCGGTGGTGACCAACGCCGGTCGCGCGGTGGGTGTCGGGTCCGGAGCAAGCGCCGCCGCGCGTTGCCGGATGGCCCCGCGCAGCCCGCCCATGCGGTCGCTGCGTCCGCCTTCGACCACCACGACCGGGGTGCGCTCTGCCTCGTCCTCCATCTCGATCAGGGCGCGGACCTCGACTGTCAGCGGCAGCGTCTTGCTCAGCCGCCGCAGGACCGTCTTCTTGGCCATCTCGTGCCAATCGGTGCGCCAGGGTCCGGCGTTGCCGGCACGCGACCGACCGCGGATGCGCTCGATCTCGTCGCGGGTCATCACGTCGAACTGGCGCTGGCCGTTGCGCAGCCGGGCGACGGCGTAGACGTGGGTGACCGGGTTGCCCTCGTCCGCTGGATCGGCCGGCGAGGGGGCTTCGATGTCGGGGACGTGATCGATCGACGGCTCCGTGCCGCGGCGCACCTTGAAGTGGTCCGCCTGGCGCACGATGGCGGCGTCGATGGCCGCGATCTCCCCGGAGCGGCGGGCCAGCTCCACCAGGCCGCGATAGTCGACGATCAGCTGCGCGGTATCCCCATACGGCACCAAGTGGGCTCCGCCGATCGCGCCCGACGGCTCGAGCCCCAGGCGCGCGGCTTCTGCCGCCGCGTCGACGATGCTGTTGGGGGTGCACTTCTTCAGCTGCGGGTTGCGGTTGATGCTCTGCAGCACGATCCGCTTGAAGCGCTCGACGTCGGTCCCCTTCGGCAGCAGCGAGGCGATCACGTCGGACCGCTCGTCGAGGGCGGCGACGATGGGATGGACCTGCTCGCGGCGAGCGAGGGCAGTGCTCTCAGAGGGGGGCATCGTCGGACTCCTTGCTGTAGGTGATCCGCAACGGGCGAATGCCCGGCGTGGTGGTGGTGAAGAGGTCGTGGATGACCTCGAGCTCGGCGACGTCGGCGCCCATCTGCTCGAGCCGGGCCCGGTAGGCGGCGGCGATCTCCTCCCAGCCCACTTGGTGGCGGTCCGCCTGGTGGCGGTAGCTGATGCGGAAGCCATCGCCCCGAACGGTGGCGACGTCGATCAGCTCATGGCGCAGCGAGTGCTCGAGCTCCTTCTTCACCGCCTCGACCTGATCGAAGTTGGTCCGGACCCCGCGTAGTTGGGCGACGAGGGCCGTGATCGTGTCGGAAGCCTCGACCTCGCCCTCGCGCAGTGGCACCGGCCGCGGGCCCAGGTCGGTCAGGTCCGGTGGCAGGCTCTTGGCCTGCACGGCGGACCAGAAGGCCGTCTCCATCCCCAGCAGATCAGCCTGGATGTCGGCGTCGCGCTCGATGGTGTAGGTCCGCAGGTCCGATCCGGCGAAGAGCACGACGACGTCGGCGACCTCGTAGCCGGTCACGGCCATCTGGTGTTCGACCTGGATGCGCACATGGTCGGGGACCTCGTCGCTGCCGTCGGCACCCCACTCGTCGGAGGCGAAGCGTGCCGTCTTGATCTCCACCAGGCGCATCTCGCCGATCACCACCCGGTCGAGGCTGGCGAGCATCCAAGGCAGCTCGCGGTGGCGCAGCATGCGTCGTACCCGCCTGACCTTGCGGCCGGTCTTCTCGCTGTAGGCGGTGGCGACCACGGCCTCCAGCGCGATGCCGAACTTCATCGGGCGCGTCTCGATGACGGGCGCGGCCCAGCCCACCTTCTCCGCGAAGAGCGTTCGGATGTCACCCCACGGCGACACCCCGGCGATGACCGCGGCGTCCGATGATCCGATCCCGTCCTGGCGGCGCTTGCGCCACTCGGGCGTGCGTTGGCGTTCAGGGAGGGCGATGGCGGTCATGACAGGAACGCCACGACATCGGCCCAGCGGTCCAATGTCTTCTGTAGGAGCTCGCGACCGATCCGCTCATTCTCGACCGCCGCCGTCCACGCGTTCTCGTCGCGCTCGGCCTCCACCTCAGCCCGGATCAGGGCGTCGATGGTCGGTGGGTCCAGCGCGTCTAGCTCCCAGGACTCGCGCCCGTACTTCGCGACGTAGCCCTCGAAGCGCGAGCTGGTCTGCTTGGCCGAGTTCGGTGGCGGGCTGTAGAGCCTTACCTGGTCCATGTTCAGCGCGATGCGCCGGATCTCCAGGTCATCGGGGTCATAGCCGTCGCCGTCGAGGAATGTGCGGAACCGATCCTCGATGTCGCGACTCATGTCGATGCCCTCGGGGTCGTGGTCGCCCAGGTGCAGGATCACGACCCGCTCGGCTCCGTCGTCGAAGTAGCCGCCGATGCGCTGGGCGGCCTGCCAGGCGTTCGAGGTGCTGTTATAGCCGCGACATGCAAAGTACGGAAGGTCGAGGTCATTGGCGGGGCGGGCGATCACGTCGACGAGGGCGTCCTTCTCGATCCAGACCTCCATGCGCAGCGGCTGGGTGTCCCACTTCGAGGTACGGAACTGGGGCATGACCGCATCGACGAAGGTCTTGGCGTTGCCCGGACCGTCAGCATCGGGCGAGCCCCAATGAGGGAGCTGCTGCAGCCGCCGCGTTCGATCGACGATGTAGTCCCAGTCGATCAGGCCGGCGTATCGCGCATCGTCCACGATGGAGCCGAGGCGCTTGTATTCACTCTGGCGGTTGGCGATCAGGCCGCGACTGACGAACTGGTAGTAGAGCTGTCGAAGCGTCAGGCTGTAACCAGCCGCGGCATACTCCGCGCAGATCACGTTGGCCTGGTGGATGATCGGCAACGTGGCGGGGCGGAACGCAATCTCCCGATAGACGATGGCGGTCATGCCTGCTTCCTCCATGCCGCCGCGTCGGGGCACGATGAGAAGTGCGAGACGCCATCCGGATCCACCGGCGCCCGCTTGCCGCGCGGAGTGACGGCCCACAGGATCAGCGCTTGGCAGGAGCGGCAGCGTGACGACTTATCGCCGGGCGTCCAGCCCTCGGGCACCAGGAAGCGATCGCCCTCCGGCGTGATGTGCTCGAAGGTGGAGGCGCCTGTCCCCGGCTCTCTCGGCGCCTCCGTGGGGCTAGCAGCCGCGGCAGGTGCTAGGTCCGTTGCAACCTGCTCGGCCCGGGGTCCCTGCGCAATGCCGACCTGGCGCTCTTCCTCGGGGCTCATCGGGCGGCCGATCAGGGCAGGGTCGCCGGGCCGGATGCACCTGCGGACGTCGTGGATGCGGTAGCCGTCGCGGCCGAGCTCCTCGATCAGGATCGGCGCCAGCATGGCGGCGTACTCGTCGATCTCGGCCGGCGTCCAGGGGACCTTGGCGTCGAGGGCGAACTGCATCAGCGCGGTGACCAGCACCTGCGGCAGCGTCCGGCGCGGCTTCAGGACGCCGTGGTCCCGCAGCAGCGCCATGTACTGGTCGCCGTCGTAGGACGGCGTGCCGCCGCCGGCCTCGACCCAGCACTGGTAGGCCGTGGAGCGCGACGTCGCCGCATCGCGGGGGCGGGCAGTGGGCCGCGGGCGTGCGGTGACGGTCATCAACGGTCCAGCCCGTGCTGCTCGCGCAGCCACTGCGATGCAGCCACTGCGGCCCGGACGCTCTCGAAGGCGGGGCCCACAAACTCGCGCATGCGTCCGCCATCCCGTAGCCAGACGACTCGCCACGCGCCGGCCAGATCCCGCGCCACTCCACAATCGCCGGCATCGGCTGGACGCGGCACGCTGGTCAGGGCGGTGAGCTGCGCGGCGGTCACTTCGGCGCCAGCCATTCGTGGATGCCGCCGCCGATCGTCTCGCCGATGCCCTGCGCCAGGGTCACGAGCAGGACGAAGGCGATGGCGGCTGCGAAGCCGAGGACGAGGGTGCTGACGCTGATGCCGGGTGAGTGCATCGGGTTGTCTCCGTAGATGGCCATCCCCTGCGGGCGTGGCCGTGGGCTAGGTGGATCGACCGTCGAGCCGGCCGGCAGCCGCGCGCAGATGGACGAGCAGCTGCATCAGCCGGGCGTGGGTGTCGTGGACGGACCGGATCGCCTCGTAGACCGCGGCGTCCTTGTCGACGTGGGTGAGGATCTGCAGGGCCGCCCCGTTGGCGTACATCGCCTCGGTGGCGAGGGCCTGCCAGTCCATGAGGTCGCCGACCAGCTGGTGGCGCTCGACCTCGATGCGGACCGGGCGGCGCTGTCCGTTGGTGGGGGCCTTCGGGCGGGCGACTGTTGCGGTCATGACGCGACCTTCTCGGCTGTCACTGCAGCGGCAGCAGGACCGTCCGTGGGCTCTGACTGACTCAGTGACATGACGAGGCCTGGGAGCAGCTCGGGAAAGGCACGGGCCGCTCGCATCGAGATCGCCTCGGAGAGCTCGAGGCTTCCCAGCTTGATGCTGGTCCAGGTCGAGCGCGCGACGCCGAGCTTCTCCGCCATCTCGCGGTCTTTCAGCCCCTCGCGTCGCTGGATCCTGATAAGGTGTTCGCGCATCACGTCAGGACTCTGACACAGCGCAACGCCCGTGTCAAGCGGTTTGTCACATTGCTGACGCGCTGTCGTATGGTGCGCGTCAGATGAACGAGCGCGCCAGCGATTGGCTCAAGCGGCACCGTACAGCCGCGGGCTTCACCAAGCAGGACACCCTCTCGCGGGTGCTCGGGCTGAGCCGCGGTGCCGTGGGCAACTGGGAATCGGGGCGAGGCGGCCCCGGCCCGGCCGTCGTGCCCGCGCTGGCGGCCGCTCTCGGCGTGCCTCAGTCGGAGATCGTGGCGGTCTTCGGCATCAAGATGCGTGGCGACATCCGCACGCCAGTGCCCGCATGGGCCGAGGAGCTGATCACCGAGGTCCGAGCTATGCGGCAGGCCCTTGAGCGGCAGGCCCCGTTGGTCGCTGGCTGGAAACAGGTCGCGGAGAAGGTCGAAGAGCTGGCGGCGAATCAACTCCTGTCGTCCGGCGAAGGATCCCCAACGCAAGGTGCCGGCGCAGCTCGCCGGGCGAAGGCCGGTCCTCGGGTGGCAGCATCGCGATGAGGGCCGAGGAGAGGGCGAAGGCCTCCTCCAGCAGTTCCAGAAAGGTTGGCTCGGTGCTCACGGGGCTCCCCTCCGCTCCGGCTCTCATTAGCGTCTCGGGCCGGCTGAGACGGTTGCCTCGTCGAGGGCTCTGCATCGTCGGCGGAGGGCGTGACAGGTAGGGTGTCTGGCACCGATAGGGGAGGACGCAGATGGATACAGGCGAGCTTCTGATCTACTGGGCGATCGCCGCCGGCGTCGTCGGCTTCATCGCCAGCCAACGAAGCCATGGCTTCGTTGGCTACTTCCTGCTGTCGTTGCTGCTGAGCCCCCTGATCGGGCTCGTCGTTCTGTTGCTCCAGAAGAGAGGGGATGAGCCTGCGCGGGCACCCTGCTGGCAATGCAAGGAGGGCGTGGTGGTTGGGGCATCGAAGTGCCCGCACTGCGGCGCGGAGCTCATCTGGCCCGAGACCACATGAGGTGGCGCACCGACACGGGAGAAGTGATGGAGCGCACGCTGCCCCGCTGGCGGTTGGATTGGCGGATGTTGGCGATCGTCATTGCGGTCTCGCTGCTCCTCATCGACGCTGCCGAGGTCGCCAAGGTGGTCCGCTTCTGGATCCTCACCGGCGGCCAACAGGATTGGGGCAACATCGCCTTCCTCGATCCGCTGCGGCCGTTCGATGTACATGGCTACGTCTGGTCGCCGCTCGCAGCGTGGCCGCTCGAGGTCATCGCATGGATCGGCTATCCCGCCTGGACCGCGGCCCACTTCGCAGTCCTGCTGCTGATCCGTGACTGGCGGATCGCCGTTGTCTACGTCCTATGGTGGCCGTTCTGGAACGATGCGATGACCGGCAACAGCATCACCTTTGCCTTCGTGGCCGCCTGGCTAGCACTGTCCGGCAGCCGGTGGGGAACCTACGCCTTCATGGTCTTGACTCTGCTCATGCCCCGCCCGCTGATGCTGCCAACCCTGGCGTGGCTACTCTGGAAGCGGCCCGAGACACGCATCCCGTTCGCCTCGTTGTTCGTAGTTCACGCGGGTCTGGTCCTCGCCTCCGGCCAGCTCGGGGACTGGATCCGCAACGTGCAGTCAGTCAGCGCCTGGGAGATGACGCGGACCCTCAATGTCGCGCCGTCTCGGCTGATCGGGATCGCATGGGCGCCAACTGCCGCCGTCCTGGCCATGTGGTTGACGTGGAAGGGCCGGATCGGCTTCGCATCGCTGGCCGCCTGCGTCTATCTCCACGCCTTCTATCTGGGCTTCGCCCTGCTTGAGTTTCAACCCCGTGAGCTCAGGTCCCGATCAGCCGATAGGAGATCCGCGGCATCGAGTACAGCGTCCCCGGCGTCCCGGTCTTGGTGGCGATGACCTGGAGTTGAAAGTCGCTGGTCGTCACCACGGCGTTGATCGCGTCCGACGCCTGGCGGTAGGCGTCCGATGCTCCCGAGTTGATGGTGATGGTCCCGATGGCGGCGCTCGTCGCCGGCTGCGGAATGAGGGTGCAGACCCACTTGTGCGACGCCCCCAGCGCCGTGCCGCCTGCCACCAGGAAGGTCATCCAGAAGGTCTCGACCCAGATCGCCATCGAACCGGCGAGCGGCATCGCCACCCGGTTGACGCTGGTGGTGGCGCCGATGGGCAGCGCTACAGCGGGCGGGATCGGATCGGTATAGAGGGTCGTCGTCAGCCAGCGGGTACCGTCGTAGAAGAAGAGCAGGTTCAGGTCGGTGCGGTAGAACTTGGCGTTCGTCGCGGGCGAGCCGGGGAACGCGGTACCCTCGGAGTAGCCGGCGGCGGCGGACCCGCCCGCCACATAGGCCACGATGGCGGTGTTCGCGGCGTTGACCGTGAAGTCGCCGGTAGACCCGCCCGAGTAGCGCGCCTGGAGCTTGACGGTGGCGGGGGAGGCCAGAACGATGCGCCACACCTGAATGACGTTCAGGCGATCCCCGGTGATGCCGGCCGGGGTCAGGATCGCAAAGTCCGCCTCGTCCACACCATCGACGTCGAGGATGCCCTCGAAGCTGCGGTCCGAAGCGTTGTCGGTCACGTCGAAGACGCCGGTCACGATGTAGGTGCCGGCGACCAAAGAGAGCGTTGCTCCCGCTACGTCCTGAGCGGTGCCGGTAACGGTCAAGTCGCCGGTGGCGACGGCACGCGACGAATCGCCGGCCGCATGGGTGTGATCGCCGGCCGCCACTTGAGTCGCGCCCTCTCCGAAGTCAATGTTGACGTCGGTCTCATCGTTGCCGGCGTCATCGGTAGCCACGATGCCGGTCGCGAAGTTGAGCTTCGAGCGGGCGGAGAGCGGTGTGCCGTCCTCCTCGATGGTATGGCCGCCGCCGCCCGCCACCCACGTCCCGTCACCGGCCAGCCGGTCCTCCGCATCGCCCGACAGCGGCGGCAGCAGGCCAGAGTGGGCCGCGGTCGCCAGCTTCTGGTCAGTCCCGATCGCCTCGGTGTGCTCCGGGCCGTCGAGCGCATGCTGCGGGGCGGCCAGCACCGTGCCGCCGCCGATGGCGGTGGGGATGTTCAGCTCGGCCGCGCGGCGCAGCCGCTTGTCGATCTCCTTGACGAGGTAGGTGCGCTTCGGCATCAGGCCATCCTCACCGCGATCGTGCCTCTGATGAGGTTGAGCGTTCCACCGCTCCAGGTCCCGATGGGCGCCGCAGCGGCCGTCGAGCGCAGGGAGGTCAGCATCTGGTAGATCTGGTTCTTGTTGCCCGCCTTGTTGACGGTCGTCCCCTCCGGGTATCCACCGTCGGTCGGCCAGCCAACACT